CGAAGTGGTGTTGGAACTGGTACGAGGTACTTAGCAGGTGCTTCGAGGTCGAAGGCTGCGAAGGATGAGTTAAGTGGTGATGTAAGGCTGATATCCTTGGCAATGTCAGCAGTTGATTCTGCGAGAGCATTGTTAAGAGCAGCAACTCCATCGGCTGAGAGTGACTTGTTAGCAAAAGCCTGTGGAAGTCCTGCATCCACCTTCTGCTTGAACATTGGGTCAAGGTTTGGCGCTGCTACTGCTGACTTAAGAGCAGTTTCAAACGCCTCGTTCTTGGCAGCCAAGTCCTTTGGCGATGTTTCGCCAAACATTTCTTGTGCGTTAGGCATTATTTTCCTTTTCGTTTAGAGTGTTAGCTTGTCGATACCGGCGGCTTTTAGTGCTTCGTTAGCCATTTCGATGTATCCACGAGCGAGCATTGGATCAGTTGAGGCATCTGCCTTAGCCTTGAATTGCAAAGCCTTGGTGATATTCTCATTCTGAGTATCTGGTGATTGCTTTGTTGCGGTGCGCTTTGGCCCACCTGCAACGGTTTTTTCTAGTGCCGTTGCTAGTTCGGTTTCAAGACTCAAAGCCTTCTCTACTGCTGACTCTTTTTCAGCAACTAGAGCGGCTTTCTCTGCTTCAAACTTTTCCATAGCACTCTTAACGGCTTCTGCGACAAGAGCCTTTAAGCCCTCATCTTCTGAGGTTTCACCCTCAGAAACTTCTGGTGTCTGCTCTGCGATTGCTTCTGCGATTGCTGCGGTAGCATCAACAGTTGCATCTGCTTCAGCAGACTTTTCAGCGCCAAGATCAACAATCTCAGCAGTAGATACATCGGTGCGACCATGAGCATCGTCATAGGTGTTGCAACCGCACTCTAGGCACTTGTGACCAGCAGACTTCTCTGCATCTGGCTCAGGGTCTTTGTGCATACCCTTGTGCATTGAACACATCTTTGCATCGCAACCGCCATCAGCAGCACACTTCATGCAGCCATCGCACTTGCAACCCATAGTTGTATCAGGCTCTTTTGTGATTTCTGCATCGGCAGAAAGTTCAATATCTGACATAGGTTTTGCTTCTCCTTCTTGAACTTCGCCTTGATACCAAGCAATAAGATGGTTAGCGACTTCAATGAGTTGGTTTAGGGAATAACTCTCATCTGCGCCTTCGCCCATTTCTGATGCTTCAGCAACAATGAGTGCCGCAACTGCGCGGCGAGCAGCATCAAATGCTGCTTGGTCAAACTTTGCGGTGTCGGCATCTAACGCTTTGACCGCATTGACGAGATCGTCTGCTTTCTTCACATTCCACTCCTCGGGTAGTTGGTCAATCGCATTGAGTGCGCGAGCGCGGCGAATGATGTGCTTCTTTACTGCGGCAGGGTTCTTAGCCCGACCAAACGCCTGAATAGCGTTTTTCAGATCAGAGATATTTGCGATTGGGTATGAACCGTCAGGCATAGCCGCACCGCGATCTGCGAGGCGCTGGCGCTCTTCTTCTGAAACTTCTCTTTTAGCGATCTCACTTGGGAGTGGTGCTTTGTATTCGTGCATTTCTTCAACCTGCACAAGAGTTGGTTCGCCATCTACTGACTTAGCCAAGATCAACTTAGCATTAGGGTTAGCAGGGCGATCTACGAGAGAAACTTCGATGATTGAACCGTCAATGATTCGACCGTTAGCGGCTTTGTTGTCGCGTACAACGCGTGGGGCTTTAATGCCTACTGAGAATCCGCGATAAACCTGAGCCTTGACCTTCTTAACTGCCAAAGGATCAACAACATGGACACCAATAATATGCTTGCCGTTCTTGTTTTCATATTCCTTGGCTACTCCCGCCGCGTTAGGGCCGTGCATTTCACGGATATTTCCCCCTGATGTGAACCAATCCGGCATAGCCTTCTCAAGCCATGCAGGGTCGCAAATCTGTTGATCTAGGTCTAGTGAATCATCTGTGGCGTTGCCATAGACCATAAGGGTTCCATCGTCATTCTCGTCATACTTGAGAATGGAGGCATAAGCGGTAGTAAAATCGTTCATAAGTGCTTTATCCTTTTTTTCGTTTTCCTTGGAAATTCTGTTTGCCCAACTGCGACCAGCATCGCCACCCCATAGGAGCCAAGCGATATAGCCAGCAGAATCCTTGCCCCAACCTTCGCCTTGCTTATCTACTTCGTGACGAGCAAAGTAACTGACCATTCGGTGAATGGTGTCTAGCGATATTGATGCGCCATTTGATAAATCTCTTGCGCGAGCAACGCCTACTTCTGTACCACCGCGACCATGCTTTTCACGAAGTTCTAAGCCTCGCTTAGCATTAGCGCGAACTTCCGCAGGTGGAACAAAACCCTCAGACATTAGTTACCTGCTGACCAAAGGAATGAAACTGAAGTGTTAGCGCCTGAAGCGATAACTGAGATGGTGGTTCCTGATGAGAACTCAACCTGAAGAGTGGCTCCAGCAGCAATGCCGATACCCTGGGTTGCACCCGATGCGGTAACGGTTCCATCTCCGATATAGATGGTCTTGCTTGAGTCATTGTTGCGGATAACGACCAAAGCTCTACGAACTCCAACTGGGGTTGTAAGTAGTGTCTGTGCCGTTGTTCCTACTGTGATTGTGCCGTGTTGAAGTGGCGCGATTGAGGTTGCCATTTATTCTCCTAGGTTTGAGGTGTCTGAAATGTAAGGGGCGATATCACACATACAGTTTGGGTGAACCGGCGCATCTCCATTAGGCCAATCGGCATCAATGGAAATAGGGGAAGCATCAAGATTGACTTGGCACTCTTCGCAAGGATCAGCGACTAGCCACTCAACCATCTCAACATTTGAATCTCGGTATTGGGCGAGTTCAGCTTGAACTACTGCGCGACTCATCTCGGTCTGTGCAATAACAAGGGCTTGCTGAGGGTCGTTGATAACTTGATCCACCATTATCGAAACTTCTTTAGGAGTAATGCCTAACTGTAAAGCATTACCGAGAACAGTTCCAATGCGATCTAATTTTGTATTGCTTACACCATCAATAGTCAATCCTTGACTATCAAGCAATCTTTGCAATCCACCTGAAGGTTGAATCAAAGTTGCTGCGGCTTGGTTGCCAGGCTTCCAAGTATCCCAATTAACTACGCCAACATTGGCAGGTTGAACTGCTTTCTTGAGGCTTCTGTTAATCATTACCTTGGCTGCGGTATCACCAAGAACCCAACCATCTGCATAGATCGGTGTAAGCGAAGCAATAAGGGCGGCCTTGTTAGGCGTGATATGGACTTTAGCCCAATCCCTTACTTGCTGATTCGTGACTTCTGTGTGACCGAGGAAGGCATTAAAAAAAGATTCCGTAATGTCATCGGCGTTAAATGCACTTCTAAATCCTTTGCGGATCTGTGTAGCGTGTTTAGCAGATAGGCGCACTAACGCGCCATGCCACTCCATTACAACCCCAAATAGCGTTCGGCGTACCAACGAGCGCCGTCAAGATCCCGAGCCTCAACGAACTTGTTGAGAACCTCGGCGTAGGCGTGGTCTAGGTGTTCAAAGTTGAATGGTCGAGTAGCGGTTCCGCGATTGACCCAACGAATGAACTTCTTAACTTCTTCTTGGGCTGGCTCTGCCTTTGGCTCGGCAGGTGCTTCTGTTGCGTTTGGCTCGTTATCTTGAACGCCTGACTCATCAAGTGAGGTTCCTGCGGCAACTATGCCTTCAGGGGTGAACATAAAGACTGACTGACCTGCAACAACAAACGGCATATCAGCTTCAGGTGTATCAACAAGAGGCAATCCGTTGTCATCGCGCCACTCGTTAATAGTCAAGCCGCCTGAACGCTTCTTGAGGTCATCGCGCTTGGCTGATTCTTCGTTGTCTGTGGCATCGCTTGCGGACAAGCGGAACTCAAGCTCGCGTGGCATACCCAACCAACGATAGGAGAGGGCTGAGAGTTGCTGAGAAAGCCACTTAGCAGTTGGTGTAATACCGATTGCTTCTGCGGCTTCTTTCTCGCCCTGCTGATGACCTGAGCCACCAAGACCAGTCTTGGCAGAGAATCCAAGTTCGGTAGGGAGAACGCCAAAGTGTCCGGTGATGGAGGTGATGAGGTAATCATCTAGGCGATCATTGAACTTCTCGGCGTATCCTGCTTCAAACTGCAACTTTCCACCCGGGAGCAACATACGCATACGATTACGCTGCTCAGTCTGACCTGAGAGTTCATCGTTGTAAATATATTCGTAAGCCTGAATCTGCTCAGGGGTAAGGTTGGCTGACTCAGGGAGTTCAAGCCAAGACTTAGGCATAACGCCATCGGTGAACTCGCCCTTGATCCATTGCTGACGGCGAAGGTAGATATCAGCCATTGGAAGAGCGCGCTCAACAGGTGAGTAGCCCCAAATGGAGTTAGCGCGGCGGTTGCGAACAAGGTAAGCAAGTTCATCGCTTGAGAACTCGCCATCTGCCTCTTCATCATCTATTGGTGCGTGGAATTCAGAGCGTGGGAATCCAAAGAGGATCTGTTGGAAGGCAGGGCCGACTGATGGCTCAGGGCGCATACCGCGATCATCAAGGAGTGGCTTGATAGTTGAGCCGTCTAGGATCTGCAATCCGCGAATCTCGCCATTAGCCTTCATCTGAGGCCAGATAGCAAGGGCATCAAGAACATCCATCTCTTCGATTGCCATATTGAGCCAATCAACGAAGGTAAGTCCGTTGGCAGGGTCAGGTGTTTCCCAAAATGCGCGCATACGAGCGATCTCAGGCGCGAACTTAGCGCGAGCCTCAGACATAGCGCGAAGGTGATTACCACCTGATTCGGCAATGATGCGCTCAGTAGCAGAATCCGAAAGAACGATATCCCAGTTAAGTCCGGCAAGCTTAGCCTTGCGAACCTCAATACAACGGCGCAGAATGTCAATCTGATCTGCGGCTACGCGAAGGGTCTTAAATGGTACGAGGCGGTTCTCAAAGAGGTTGATGTTCTGAGCAACTAAGAACTCGTAACGGCGTGGATCAGCGCGGTTTGTGCGTGGATTGAGTGGGTTGATCGCGTTTGGATAAAGCGGAACGGCAGCAGGGAATGGTGCGCTACCAAGAATAGGGTTGCGATACATAGGGTCAGCGTTGTAGTGCTGAGTATCGGTGCTGGTAATTGCGTTCACATTGACTGGAGATGCTGAAGGCGCAAGCGTTGGCGCTTTAGTAATCTGCTCCGCTACTTTAGCGGCTAGGCGATCTAACAAGCCCATCTATTCTCCTTTATTAGCGAACCCAACACATACCTACATCGGCGGTTGGTCTTAGTCCTGCGATTTTCCATCCATCTGTTTCCCAAGCCTTAGCGTGTGCATCTCGCCAAGCCCATAAGTCCTGATCTATGTCATACCACTCAGTAGGTTGCTCTAAGTGATTGACGATGAACTGCGGTGCAACCTGCGTATATCCAAGAGCCGATAGGTAATGCAACTGCTTCTGGTGTTCGTCTATCGTTGCTTGAGTCCACTCAAAAATGAGCATCTTGTATTTACAGATCATGCCCTTAAATACTGACCACTCAGCGCCTTCAACATCTATCTTGATGAGATCAGGCTCGCCGTATATTTTGGCGAGGGTGTCTATCGTGATTGTTGTGGCGTGGATAGTCCTAAAAGGCTTTCCGGCATACGGCATAGTCTCTGAGGTCAGCCACTCTTTATTGAGGGTGCTTAGCCCATCTTCTTGCGCCTCGTAGAACTCCACACGCTCGTTATCTTTATCAGATACGGCTAACTTGAGTGGGGTCACGCGAGGTTCATAGATAAAGTTCTTAACGAGATCGGCAAATACCCGCGAAGGTTCTAGGGCTATTACATCGTAGCCTTGAGCGAGCGCAGCAACCGTAGCATCTCCCCGGTTAGCACCTACATCAAAGAATAACGGCAAGGTTTGCCTCTATTGCGTTGCGGTACTCGTCAGATATATCTAATCGAAGTAGCTCGTTGAAGATATCAATAGATTCTTGTTTGCGACCTAGCCACCAAGCGGCAACGGCTTCTTCAAACTCTAGGGCATACGATACATAGCCAACATCGGCAGGTAGTGGGCTGAACCCAAAATCATCGTTAGCAACATTCTGACCTATGCGCGAATAAACCCACGCCTTGCGCCAGTTGCCTTGGCGTTCGTGGAACTGCGACAAGAGGAAGAAACCTTCTGGGCGGTCAGGGTCATAACCGATTGCTTGCATAAGGCAAGTCTCAACCGTAGTCAGGCGGTCATTCTGATCGTTAAAGCATTTGGCAAGTTTAAGCAGCGAGGTATAGACATAAAGATCGCCCCACTCTTTGCCATACTCTGCGGTGCGTAGATAGAAAGAAACTGCGCTCGCTATCTGATCTGCCTTCTCGTATTCAACGGCAACATCAAAGTTGAGTTTAGGGTCAAATGGGTCTTTAGATAGTGCGTAGATCAGTTCATCAAGCATCAAGCGCCTCCGCTATTAAGTCCTCAATAATAACGCGTGGTGTGCGTAACACAAATGCGGCGTTATCGGCAACGGCAAAGCTAATCAGTAGATCGCCTTCGTATTCGGCGATTCCTACGCAGAACTCAATCCTAAAATCTAGGAACGAGAACTCTTTAGATAGTCCGACAAGGTTTAACTGATCGTCATAGACACAGAGCCTATGCCGGTATATGCCATCCTTCTGCTGAAGGTAGTTCTTAAACAGATCAACCTCATGCGTTATTGAGATGTAGCAGTTGCCCCATCGTATGAGCTGAGAGCCGCCACGCTGATCTTTAGGTGGCTGAAGTCCTTGGCGAACGCTAACTTGCTCGGTCTTGATTGCATAGGGATCAACCTTGACCACTTCAACGGGGCTAGACCACTTGACGAAGTGATAAGGTTTATCAAGAACAGGCATCCAGTTCTTCTCGCAGTACGAGCTATCTGGCGCGGGTGCGGGGATTCGCTTGCGGTCAATCTCGCGCGCAGTCCAGTTGGTCTTATCTAGCGCGACCTCAGATAACTCCATTCGACCAACGCCGTTAGGGGTTGTATCGCGGCGAACGCCAATCAGAAAATATGTGTTATTCCACATAACGAGGCGAGCATCTTCAAGCCCAACAAACTCCCAGATAGGCTGATGCAGGTTAAGCATCTCAACCTTGGTGCAGTCGGTCATTACTA